TGTAAAAATAAACGTATTGACCGGCTTCATTGATGGTTTTGCTGGTATCGATGGTGAACCAGTTGCCGTTGCCGTTAAAGTTTGCCTCTAGTGCAAGAGTAAAGTTGCCGCTACTTGTTACATTTGCAGCAAAAGAATACTCACTAGAGTGAGCATGAACTTGGAGCCAGTCACCGACTGAACTCATTGCATTGCCAGTGAATTCGACCGTATTGGTGAAGCGGTCGGTGTTGGTGATTCCTACATCAGCCATTACTTTTTACCACGAGATTTTTTGTAGATGTCGGCGTCTGCTTTGCGGGCTCCGCCTTTACCTGACATATAGCTGTTGACGCGCCCCATTGCCCAAGCAGCCATGGAAACGTTACGGCTACCGCTAGACAGGTATGCGCCTTGGCCGCGACGGTAGACCTGAGCCAACTCGCCGTAGGTAAACCGAGTGCCCTCAGCCTTTTCTTTTAGGGCCTTTTTTGTTTTTTCGTTTAGTGGTTTTGCTGGCATCCTGCTGGCTCCTGGAACGACTGACGGCTTTAACGTCGATATTCTCGCCCCGCTTGTACTTTCTGGCAGTTTCCTTTATCTCTGCCGCCTTGGCGGCTCGATTTTTAGAGCCAGAAAGGTACTTCTGTGCCACCCCGGTCTTGGGGTCTTTGCGGGTTTTGCGGAATTTACGCGCAGCCATCACATCTTTTTGCTGCCCTTCTTCATGCCCTTTTTCTTGCCGTTGGGCTTTTTCTTGCCACCAGCTCCGTAATGACCAGGCATGACAACTAAGCAATGGGTTACACCCAGTCTAAACAGCTTTAGACCCGTATTCCAACGTTACCCGCCGTTTTCTACCGCTAGGCGAGTTCCAACGGAAAAATCGCACCTGCACTGACGGATGAAGCTCCTCCTCCGGTGATTGCAACGTCTTCCAACGATGATCACAATCCAAACAACGCCGCTCACGCACACAATCGTTGTCTTGTGACGTATAACGCCCCATCACCTTTGATTCCTCTGACCCACACTTGGGACAACAAGGCGCGTTGAGCGGACGAAACATCCTCAATACAAGCGGTATGACGTAGTTCCCATGGCCTCAGGCTTGGCCAAGTTGAACTGCTGAAGCACAAGATACCCGAAAGCGTCAAAGGCGTGGTCCACTCCCAGATTTTTGTTAGGCAAACCAGTGCCTGGCGCGTAAGTCAGTGTCCGCAATGACTTGATCAGCTCCTTACAACGCGGGTGAATCTTGACCCGACGCGCTCCAGAAGCATCCATTAGACCCGTGTTGACCGCTGTGATCTTGTCCCGGATCTTCCACGGTGATCTAGGGCTTTGAACTGTAAAGCCGCTGCGTCTGAGGATTGCGTGGTCCGTTACGCCGACACCACTGGTTTTCCTGGCTCCGCCGGTTGGGTCGGGACAAGCAATAATCCTGCGATCTACCCCATACCTGCGGGTGACCTCCTCCGCAAAATCCCAGGTCGTAGCCCCGCCAGTCAACATGATCTCGTCAAACACGTACAACGTGTCCTGACCCTTGACCGCACAGATGCCAGACATGGGATCCACGTTGAAGTCAACGCCCAACAGCAACGGTTGGATCGAAATATCCTTCGCTTCCGTTGAAATGTTGTCGTCTGAAAAGCTGATGGCCACCAAACCAGTCAGGTTCTCGAAGGACGCTTCGAATTCCTGGCGGAACGTGCGCGAATCAAGCTGAGCGCGGGCTGCTTCGACCTCTTGCTTGCTGACATTTCCTCCTTCAATCGTTGTGTAGCTCCATCGTTGCCATTCGTTCGTTTCGTCCTCTGGGACATAACACCACAAGTCGTAAAACCAGCTAGCTGTACCGTCTGGCGTCGAAATAAACAACGCCCAACCCTCCTTATCCGCTAAAGCAGGGCGAATTACCTCAAACCACACCTCTGAATCCATAAATGCCGCCTCATCAAGCACTACGCCCGACAAACTTCGACCTCTGAGCGCCATTGCGTTCTCAGTACCCTTCAATTCGATCGTTGAACCGTTAATTAGCTCGATTCGTAGGTCCGTTTCGTTCTTCGTGTGGATCCAAACCTTCGGAACCAGCTTTTTTAGCGCTCTCCATGCAATATCTTTGGCCATCCGATAAGTCGGAGCGCAATAAAAGAACGTTTCGCCTGGACGGTTGATCGCTCCACGAAGCAGTTCGACGCATGAAAGGTACGATTTGCCGAATCGACGACCCGCAACCAAGACGCGAAAGCGCTTTTCGCTCGAATAAACCTGGCCTTGTGCCCATCGCAGGCTAATAGGCTCTGTTTTAGTGCTCATGGCTATTACATTACACAGGTTTTCAACCCCTACCCCCCGTCAGACCGTTCCACAACGCAGCGCAGCAAGTTATTATCCAAAGAAACAGGGTCGAGACAGTAATGCAGCCCGAACTGACAGAAGCTAAGCAAGCCCGCGTTCGACGGCTCTATAAACGTCAGCTCGAAGGACTGTCGTCAACAGCTCTTGTCTACGATCACGCTGAGAAAGAACAGGTCTCAATTCAGACCGCGTGGCGCGATTGGGCAGATGTCAAAAAGATCGTTGATGAAGACTGGAAAGCTGACCGCGAAAACATGCTGGCGCGGCTGCAGCACATGCGTACCAAACTCTTCAATCAAGCTTTGAAGAAGGGGCAGTTGCAAACCGCAAGCCAAGTGCTCGACTCCATCGGACGTGTTATCGGTGAATCCGTTGAGACAGTCAACATCCAAGCCCCCGAACTTAAGATCTCCATCGAAGATAAGGGCGACTGATCCCCACGCTCACAACTTCAGACCCCTGCCCCCACCCTAGGGGGCTTTTTTATTACACGAGTGCTGTTAGTCAGATATATGTTTAAGTTCCCCGCTTGCCGTCTGACAGTGTAAAAACTGTCACACCACCCCCCTGTGGTGCCCCATTCTCCCCTGTTCTGTGATATACTATTGGTAACAGCAGAGGGGAGAGAAGTCGGTCCGCCGACAACTCCAACCGCCAGCTGTACCTATCACCCATACTGTGATAGGATAGAGACCAAGGCGGGGAACCAGTCCCGCACCGAACCTTGAGTCCGGCGCAGCCGGGATGAATAGTCCACCTGAGAGCGTTCACGCTCCAATCGCAGCCGCCACGGGTTCACCCTGGCAGTGCTGACAACGGGCGAAGCGGGTTCACCTCCTCACAGAGGCGCTCTCAGCAAGGGACAAAAAGCCAACCCTATTTAGTTTCACTAATGGAAACCAAGACACAAACGACCCACACAGTCACCGTTGGCCGTGTGGAGATCGGAGGCGGTCGCATCGTTGCGATCTGCGAAACGTCAGGCGACAGTGTGACGCTGGAAGTTCCCTATGGGGCTGTGACTGAGGCGGTTGAGAAGTATCTCACCGACCGGCTGACACGTTGGGACCGGGATCGCATCATCACGATGCTCACCGATCTCAACCGTGAGGCAGACGCCAAAGCGGAGGCCAAGTGATGACGCTTGAGACTTTCGCCACGCGGTCACTGATCGCGGTAACGCTTGCGGCTTCTGGCTGGTTGTTCTTCTACGACGTAGCCTGCAACCGCTCCAGCTTCACTCACAGCGGCACTCAACCTTACGTAAGGGTGATCCGCTGATGACTTACCTAGTTCAGGTATGGCGCGGGGTTCCCCAGTGTGGGGGCCTCGGATGGGTGACCTATGGCGGTCCGGTGAGTGAGGCTAGAGCCCATCAGCTCCTAGCCTTATCTCAACGGATCCGACCGCAACATCCTCACAAGTTGGAAACGATCTGCCCCGGATAATCCGGGGTTCTTTTTATGTCACTTAACTCTACGTATTTTCACCTGTCGCGGGTCTCGTCCAATAAAAAGACGGGGCCTATTCCGGTCACAACGACGGCTAAAAGCAGCTGCCCTGCATCCTGCGGGATGCGGGATGTTTGCTATGCCGCTTCGGGGCCACTTGCGCTCCACTGGTCAGCTGTCTCCAACGGTTCCCGCTCCAAACAATGGCGGGACCATTTGGATGATCTGGAAAGCCTGCCGTTTGGTTCACCTCTTAGGTTGAATCAAGCGGGAGACCTTGTGGCCAGTGTGTCCGGTCGGCTGTCTCGCGCTTTTATTGATGGGCTCTTGTCTGTCGTTAAAAGCCGCAGGCTGCAGGCTTGGACTTATACGCACCATGACCACACCGTGGGAGACAATGGCCAGCTGTTACGGCGTGCCAATCGCGAGGGACTGCGGATCAACGTTTCAACCGAAACGGAAGAATCCGCAGATCTGGCGATAGCTTCAGGCCTTCCGGCTGTTCTCGCTGTTAGCAGTGAGGAGACTAGGAAAGTCTGGAGAACACCAGCACGCAACCTAGTTAAGGTCTGCCCTGCTCAACTGCGGGACACTGACTGCAATCGGTGCATGCTGTGCCATAAACGGGGTTCAAAGGTCATTATCGCCTTTTTAGCCCACGGCTCCCGCAAGTCCCGCGCCAATCAACAGCTAGCAGCATGAAACAGTTTGAATCAGTCGGTGCCTGGATTGCTGCCAGTGATTCAGACACCGAAGCGCTTCTAAAACGTGTCGTCGCAGATATTGCGGCAGACCAACTTAAAGAAGCGAGGCTAAGACGGCGTCAACGTTTGGAGGAGATTAACCATCCCCCAGACTGCGGCGTATGGAACCTTACCGACCGCCACTAGCTTGGCGGTCTCTTTATTATGTCAACGCACGAATTCACAGCCGCAGACTGTCAGTGGGCGGATCTGCATTTTTCAGACTTAGGAGAGGCTCGAGAGCATCTCGACGGCTTGATTGAGGCCAGAAAATCGCTCGAAAGCATGCGACGGCTTAAAGCTTTCGCACTGTCTGACGCTCCAGATGCTGACATCGACCGGATCGACCGGGGCATTGCAGAACTGGAGGATCAAGAGAAGGAGTTGGCGGCGTTAGTCGCTGAATGCTCCACAAATCCACTGTTTGACTGAGCCCCTTACGGGGCTTTTTTTATGCGCTGAGCTTGATCAGGCAGTTCTCAGCGCGACAGTCTTCCAGCTTGGCTCGAACCCAGTTAAGGCGACCAGCCACACGGCGACCATCATTGGTGTCCTTATAGACGTGAAGCGCTTCGAGCAGGAGCGCCCATTCATCAGGGCAGAAGTGAATGGTCTTGGTTGGTTCAGTCATGAATGAATTCG